AATACGTAGTTTTATTTTTTTGATATGTCTCTAAACTTTGCAGAAGGAGAAACAGCAATATTTGTACAGATTATCTTTTTAAAGGCAAAGTAATGAGAGATACCAAAGAAATAAAACTAAGCATTATTGAAGCCGGATACAAAGCCGTTAACCATCTTGTAAAGGTAGCCGAGGAAGATATTATTGATACCGAGTCAGACACTGATGTGTCTGCCGATAAAATGAAGAACGCAGCAGCAGCTAAGAAATTAGCCATCTTTGATGCGTTTGAGATACTAAGTAGAATAGAAGCGGAGAAAGAAAATCTTGAGTCCGCAGAACGTGGAATAAGTAAAACAGATACAAAACAAGGATTTGCAGAAAGAAGGTCAAAACAATAGTCTATGCCGTATAGTCGATAATCATATACCGGCTGCCGTTATCTCTAACAAAAATAGAGTGAGGTCGTGGCTATATGGGTATAACGACCAATACGATGTTATTGTAATTTCAAAGACCGGACAGATAGGACAGATAGTAGAGATAGCAGGATTAATAATTGCTCTTCCACTTGCCCCTGAAAAGTGTCTTCAAAGACACTCTACCAAGGCTGAACAATATTGGGAACGTCAAGAACTTCCCCGTGAGTTAGCCAAGATACAATCCATATTTCAATGGAACGAAAAGCCGAAAGAATTTAAAGACCGTTGGGTCGATTATATTGAGCAGGAGTTTGACTACCGTGAGCAAGGATGTTGGTTTATGAATAATGGAGTCAAGACTTACATAACCGGCTCGCATTATATGTACTTGCAATGGTCAAGTATTGACATAGGTTACCCTGATTTCCGTGAAGCTAATAGAATCTATTGGATATTTTGGGAAGCCTGCCGTGCTGACCCGAGGTCATTTGGTATGATATACTTAAAGATTAGACGTTCAGGATTCTCATTTATGTCATCCTCAGAGTGCGTTAATATAGGCACACTTGCACGTGACGCACGTATAGGTATCTTATCTAAGACAGGTGCCGATGCTAAAAAAATGTTCACTGATAAGGTTGTACCTATCAATAGCCGCCTTCCATTTTTTTTCAAGCCAATTATGGATGGTATGGACAAGCCAAAGACTGAGTTGGCATACAGGGTCCCGGCAGCAAAGATTACTAAAAAGAATATGTACGAGACTGATGACAATGATGTCGATGGACTTGATACATCAATAGATTGGAAGAATACAGAAGACAATTCTTACGATGGAGAGAAGCTATTATTCTTAGCTCACGATGAGTCTGCAAAGTGGACCAAGCCTGTAAACATTAAAGAGAATTGGCGTGTAACTAAAACCTGTCTTCGCTTGGGTAGTAAAATTATTGGCAAGTGTATGATGGGTTCAACGTCCAATGCATTAAGCAAAGGGGGTCAGAACTATAAAGATATTTACGAGGACTCAAACGTAAAAGTACGTAACGCCAATGGGCAGACTAAGAGTGGTCTGTATGCCATATTTATTCCAATGGAGTGGAATATGGAAGGATTCATTGACAGATATGGTCATCCCGTGTTTCGCAAACCTGAAGAGCCTGTAATGGGTGTGGATGGTAATTGGATTAAAAACGGAGCCATTGATTATTGGGAAGCGGAGGTTGAGTCTTTAAATAGTGACGCTGACGCACTAAACGAATTTTATCGTCAGTTTCCAAGAACAGAGTCTCACGCTTTTAGAGACGAGAGCAAGCAAGCCTTATTCAATTTAACTAAACTATATCAGCAGATTGATTATAACGACTCAATGATTAAGGGACAATACCTTACTCGTGGGTCATTTTCGTGGAAGGATGGTATTAAAGATAGTGAGGTTATATGGACACCTGATACACGAGGTAGGTTTTTAATAAGTTGGGCACCTCCTAAGCATATGCAAAACAATGTGCACATACGAAACGGAATTAAGTATCCCGGTAATGACCACCTTGGTTCATTTGGCTGTGACTCTTATGACATCTCTGCTGTGGTAGGAGGACGTGGTTCTAATGGTGCACTTCACGGTATGACTAAGTTTCATATGGATGACGCACCAACCAATCAATTTTTCTTAGAGTACATTGCTCGTCCACAAACGGCAGAAATATTCTTTGAAGAGGTACTAATGGCTTGTATATTCTACGGAATGCCTATCTTAGTGGAGAATAATAAACCAAGGCTTTTATACCATATTAAAAATAGAGGATATAGAGGATTTTCTATTAATAGACCGGATAAGCAGTTGGCTAAATTAACAAAGACTGAGCGTGAGTTAGGAGGTATTCCAAACTCATCAGAAGATGTTAAGCAAGCACACGCCTCCGCTATTGAATCTTATATTGAAAAGTATGTTGGATTAGACTTGGAAGCAAAGTATAGAGACCCTGAAGAAATGGGCACAATGCCATTTACAAGAACACTTGAGGATTGGGCTAAGTTTGATATTAATGACAGAACAAGGTTTGACGCCTCTATTAGTTCAGGATTATGCATTATGGCTAATCAAAAGCATCTATACATACCGGAGAAAAAAGAATCGAAATTAATTATTAACTTCGCTAAATATAAAAACGAAGGAACAACAAGTCAATTGATTAGATGAAAAATGTAACAATCAACATAAACACCGCAGCATTCCCAAGTCAATTAGCGACTGATGCCGAGAAAGCAACAGATGCTTTTGGATTGCAAGTGGGTCAGGCTATTCAATATGAATGGTTTAGAAAAGATGGTAACAACTGTAGATACTATGGTCAATGGCAGGATTTCCGTAGATTAAGACTTTACGCAAGAGGTGAGCAGCCAATTGGTAAATACAAAAACGAGTTAGCTATTGATGGTGATTTGTCTTACTTAAATCTTGATTGGACTCCTGTTCCTATCCTTCCAAAATTTATTGATATTGTTGTAAACGGAATGTCTGATAGACTATTCAAAGTTAAAGCATATGCACAAGATGCAATGTCTCAAGCTAAGAGAAGTAAGTATCAGGATATGATTGAAGCTCAGATGGTGTCAAAAGATATTTTGATGACTATTAAAGAGAAGACAGGCGTAGACACATTTATGATGGAGCCTGATGAACTTCCTGAAACAGACGAAGAACTATCGTTATATATGCAGCTTAAATATAAGCCTGCAATTGAGATAGCAGAAGAAGAAGCTATTAATACAATATTTGATGAGAATCACTATGAAGATATTCGTAAAAGATTAAATTACGACCAAACTGTTATTGGTATTAGTGTTGCAAAGCACGAGTTTTTACAAGGAACAGGTGTTAAGATTTCATACGTAGACCCGGCTAATATGGTCTATAGTTATACAGAAGACCCATTCTTCAAAGATTGTTTTTATTGGGGAGAGATTAAGACAGTTCCATTAACGGAGCTTATGAAGATTGACCAATCATTAACCAAAGAAGATTTACAAGAAATTACTCAATATAGCCAAGCGTGGTACGATTACTATAACGTAGCACAGTTCTATCAGAACGATATGTTTTATAGAGACACTTGCACATTGATGTATTTTAATTATAAGAGTACAAAGAAAGTTGTTTATAAAAAGAAGAGACTTGAAGGTGGTGGTTCTCGAGTAATTGAGAAAGACGAAACTTTCAACCCTCCTGCTGAAATGATGGAGGAAGGTAACTTTGAAAAGATTGAGAAAACAATTGATGTGTGGTATGAAGGTATTATGGTAATGGGTACCAATATCTTATTGCAATGGAGAATGTCTGAAAATATGGTTCGACCTAAGTCAGCATCTCAACACGCAATACCTAACTATGTTGCTTGTGCTCCTCGTATGTACAAGGGTGCTATTGAATCACTATGTAGAAGGATGATACCATTTGCTGATTTGATTCAAATTACGCACTTAAAATTACAACAAGTTATTGCTCGTACTGTCCCTGATGGTGTATTTATTGATGCGGATGGCTTGAATGAAATTGACTTAGGAACAGGTAACGCATATAATCCTGAGGATGCATTAAGATTATACTTCCAAACAGGTAGTGTAATTGGACGTAGCTTTACTCAAGATGGTGACTTTAACAATGCAAGAGTACCTATTACTCAGTTGACATCTAACTCAGGTGCAGCTAAGACGCAGATGTTAATCACCAATATGAACCATTACATTGATATGATTAGGTCTGTGACCGGTCTTAATGAAGCAAGAGATGGTTCTATGCCTGACCCTAACTCATTAATTGGATTACAAAAGTTAGCTGCATTAAACTCTAATACAGCTACAAGACATATTCTTGATGGTTCATTGTACATATTCCGTACATTAGCTGAGGCTTTAACATATAGAGTTGCTGACATTTTGCAATATGCTGACTTTAAAGAAGAGTTTGCAAACCAAATTGGAAAGTACAACGTGTCTATATTAAACGATATTAAAGACCTTTATATTTATGATTTTGGTATTTTTATTGAGGTTTCGCCTGATGAAGAGCAAAAAGCACAGCTTGAAGCTAATATCCAAATGGCATTATCTAAGGGCGACATTAACCTTGAGGATGCAATTGACATCCGTGAGATTCGCAATCTTAAATTGGCAAACCAATTACTAAAGATGAAGCGTGTTAAGACTCAGGAACGTGAGGAGAAGATGGCTATGCAGAAACAAGCTATGATTGCTCAACAGCAACTCCAATCTCAGCAGATGGCAGCAGAGACGGCTATGCAGAAGATACAATTGGAAACTCAATCTAAAATGCAGATTAAACAAGCAGAGGTTGCGTTTGACATTCAAAAGTCTGAGCAAGAGGCTATGCTTAAATCTCAGTTAATGCGTGAGGAGTTTCAGTATAACCTGCAACTACGTGGTATGGAGGTTGGCGACTTAAATGCAAGGGAGCAAATGAAAGAGGATGCGAAAGCTAAAAGAATTAGTCAGCAAAACACCGAGCAATCTAAGTTAATTAATCAAAGAAAGAACAATCTACCTCCTATGAGTTTTGAGTCAAACGAGGATAGTTTGGATGGGTTTGACTTAGCGGAATTTGAGCCTCGTTAAAAATGTCAAAATTTTTGTATAAGTTTGTATAAATTAAATCAAATCAAATGGAATTAAAAGTTAGAGCATTAGACATAATTGAACCTAAGAGTGTTCAAGAAGTAGAGCAACAGTTACTTGAAAAACACGAAGAGTCGTTAAGTCAAGATAACAATCCGGAACCGGCAGCAACCGACCCGGAGCCTGAGCCTCAACCAAAAGCGGTTGAGTTGAAGGATGAAGACGTTCTTTCATATATTGGTAAGAGATATAATAAGCAGATTAATTCATTGGATGATTTAGTTTCGGAGCGTGAAAACAACGAGGCTTTACCTGAAGATGTAGCTGCTTATATGAAATATAAGAAGGAAACAGGGCGTGGTTTTGAAGACTTTGTTAAGTTAAAGAATGACTTCGAGACGATGAATCCTGACCAACTTCTTAAAGAATACCTAACTGCTACGCAGGAGGGTCTCGATAGTGATGACATCGAGGCTTTGATGGATGACTACAAATTTGACGAAGAGTTAGATGATGAGTCAACCGTTAAAAAAGCAAAAATCGCAAAAAAGAAAGTTCTTGCTGAAGCCAAGAAATATTTCAATTCTCAGAAGGAGAAATACAAAATGCCCCTTGAGTCAAGAACGGCATTTATCCCCGATGAAGAGAAGGAGATATACGAAAGCTATAAGCAATATACCCAAGAGGCAAAGACAATTGAAGAGGAGAACAATCGTAAGCGTCAATGGTTTGACCAAAAGACGAACGAAGTTTTTGGCGGAGAGTTCAAAGGTTTTGAGTTCAACGTTAATGACAAAAAGTTCACGTTTGCTCCGGGAGATGCCAATGAGTTGAAAAAGAACCAAGCAACACCACAGAACTTTATTAATAAGTTCTTAGATGAGCAAGGTTTGATGAAAGACGCAGCAGGTTATCATAGGTCTTTGTCAATAGCAATGAATCCTGACAAGTTCGCTAAGTATTTTTACGAACAAGGTATGGCTGATGCAACTGATGATGTTACTCGTAAAATCAAGAACATCAATATGTCAGAGCGTAAAGCACCCGAAGTTGGCACTACATCAGGAGGAATGCAGGTGAAAGCGGTAAACCCTGATTCAGGTAGAAACCTGAAAATCCGCAGTATAAAAAGAGTTTAAAACAATTAAAATTTAAAAAAAATGGCAAGTGCTTTATTGAATAACCCCACCTACCAATTGCAGCCAAGTGCTGAGCAGGTGGCGTTACAGACAAACTACATTACCAACTTCAACTTCTTGAATCAGTATCTTCCTGATACATACGAGAAAGAATTTGAGCGTTATGGTAATAGAACAATCGCATCTTTCTTACGTATGGTAGGAGCAGAGATGCCGTCTAACTCTGACCAAATCAAATGGGCAGAACAAGGACGTTTACACATTAAGTACACAAACTGTACTTCAGCAGCAGCAGCAGGTGCGGCAACCGCAACTTTTACTGTAGCTGACAGTGGTGTTACTTACATCGCTATCCGTGTTGGACAAACTTTGATGATTCAAAACAATACATCAGGTGTTTTCAACAAGGCTATCGTTACAGCAGTTCCTTCAGCAACTACTTTCACAGTAGCTTACTATGAGACTGCAGGTCAAGCATTCGCGGTTTCTACTCAATGTACTGTATTTATTTACGGTTCTGAGTTCAAAAAAGGTACTAACGGAATGGTTGGTTCTTTGGAATCAGAAGATGACATCTACAGCAACAACCCTATTATCATCAAAGATAAGTATGCGGTTAACGGTTCTGATATGGCTCAAATCGGTTGGGTAGAAGTAACTACAGAGAATGGTGCTACAGGATACCTTTGGTATTTAAAGAGTGAGCACGAAACTCGTTTACGTTTTGAAGATTACTTAGAGACTTCAATGATTGAAGCTGTTCCGGCTGCATCTTCTTCAGGTGCTGCTACTGCAGGTTACATTGGTTCTGAGGGTATCTTCTACGTAGTAAACAACCGTGGTAACGTTTGGGGTGGTGGTACTCCAACAACTTTAAGCGATTGGGATTCTATCGTTTCTCGTCTTGACAAGCAAGGTGCTATCGAAGAGAACGTTGTATTTGTAAATCGTGGTTTAAGTTTCGATATTGACAATATGTTAGCTACATTGAACGGCTACACTTCAGGTGGTGTTGCTCAATCAGCTTCTTTCGGTCTTTTCGATAACGATGTTGATATGGCGTTGAACTTAGGTTTCACAGGTTTCCGTAGAGGTTATGACTTCTACAAGTCTGATTGGAAATACCTAAATGACCCAACAATGCGTGGTGGTTTAAATACTACTGCTGCAACTGCAACCGGTACTATTACAGGTTTAATGGTTCCTGCAGGTTCTACTTCAGTGTACGACCAAATTATGGGCAAGAACGCTAAGCGTCCTTTCTTACACGTTCGTTACCGTGCTTCTGAAGCTGAAGACCGCAGATACAAAACTTGGATTACAGGTTCTGCCGGTGGTGCTGCTACAAGCGACTTGGATGCAATGGAGGTTAACTTCCTTTCTGAGCGTTGCGTATGTACCTTGGGTGCTAACAACTTCGTATTATTCCGTTACGGATAATAAAGGAAGAAAATCTATAGGGAGGGTGTCTTCAAAGACACTCTCCTTTTTTTAAAAATCAAATTAAATCAAATACAAAATGGCAAAAGGTACTACTCCTGTAGATAAAGTCTATAGACTTAAAATAGGAAATCCGCTATCATATACGTTAGCGTCAAGAAATCACCCTCGATTCCCACTAATGTGGTTTGACGAGAAGAACAATGTTAATCGTGCTCTTAGATATTGCACGAATCAAAAGTCCCCATTTGAGGACGAGCAAGACGGAAACTTTATTATTGAGCCTATTATCTTTGAAGATGGCTTTTTAAGAGTTCCAAAGAACAACCCTGTATTACAGGAGTTTCTCCACTATCACCCATTGAACGGTAACATATTTGTTGAAGTAGATAAAGAAAAAGACGCTGCTGCTGAGGTAGAAGACTTGAACTTAGAAGTTGAGGCTCTAATTGAAGCTCGTCAGTTATCACTTGACCAAATTGAAACGTTGACAAGGGTTATGTTTGGAAAAGACCCATCTACCGTGTCTACTGCTGAATTAAGACGTGACATTTTGGTATTTGCTAAAAGAGACCCTAAAGAGTTCTTGAATATATTAAACGACCCTGAATTAAAGTTTCAGGCTAAGGTTCGTACATTCTTTGAGAACAAATTATTGATATTAAGAAACAGCGACAAAGAGGTGTGGTTTAATACCGCTACCAATAAGAAGAAGATGTTGTCTGTTCCGTTTGGAGAGGACCCATATGAGATGGTAGCCCACTACTTACAGAGCGATGATGGCATTGACTCCTTAAAGATGTTAGAAGCTGTTTTAGGATAATTGATGTTGATTATTGATTGATGATTAGAAAGAAGGGCACTTGTTGTGCCCTCTTTTTTTTTATGTATATTTGTAAAAAAAGAACTAATGATAAACTCAGTAAGAAATACGGTATTATCTGTGTTGAATAAAAACAACTACGGATATGTATCACCTTCTGATTTCAATCTGTATGCTCAAAATTCGCAGATGGAAATTTACGAGGAATATTTTAGCAGCTATAACAAGGTTATAAATGCTGAAAATGCAAGAGCAGCAGGCGTAGATTATGCCGATATGGAACAACCTATTGCAGAAGTGTTGGAGTATTTCTTACGTACAGATTATCTTTCAAAAATATCAGCTAATAAATTTTCAATGCCTACTCCTTCAACTACGGGATATTTAACCTATATGTTGTTGGATGTTAAATGCAAGCCTGTAACGCTTAAGACCGGGACAAATACTGCTGTAGTTAGTGGACAGTTGGTTGATAGTACAGCAACATTCTTAACCAATGGTCTTTCAGCAGGAGATGTAGTTACAAATCTTACTACAGGTTTGGTATCTACCGTGGTATTGGTACTTAGTAATACAGCAATTCAATTAGATTCAAATATATTTTTGGCAGCAGGTAACGCTTATGCGATATTTTCTTCTTCAACTATTAATCAAGCAGAAAAGGTAATTAATAGTAAACTTAATTTATTGGTTAACTCTAATTTAACTAAACCAACAATAGAGTTCCCTGTTTACGCATTACAAGGCGAAGAATTGACTTTCTACCCTACAACCATAAGTAACAAGGGTCAGGTTCTTGCAACCTATTTTAGATACCCTAAGGTTCCTAAATGGACATACATTACTTTGGCTAATGGTGAGCCTGTATTTGACCAATCACAATCTGACTATCAAGACTTTGAATTACCTCCGGAAGATGAGTATAAATTAATTACAAGGATTCTTCAGTATTGTGGTATATCTATTCGTGAATCCGAAGTTGTACAATTCAATATGGCTAAGGAGCAACAAGAACAAAATCCATAAAAACTTTTAAGATATGGCATATATATCACAGTATCAATATTACGAAAATGGAGGTGTTGTACCTGAAGATAAGAATTGGGGGTCGTATCAGTATGTAAGTTTACAAGACATTGTAAATAACTTCTTATTGATGTACTCAGGAAACCATTCTTTGGTTAACAACGAGGAACGTTTTAAAGTATTGTTCCACGCTAAGCGTGCTATTCAGGAGTTAAACTATGATGCATTTAAAGAAATTAAAGTATTAGAGTTGACTGTTCCTGATATGTTAAGATACATCTTACCTTCTGATTATGTCAATTGGGTGAGAGTTTCTTTGTATAAAGATGGTTGGTTAAGACCATTGACTGAAAATATTCAAACACTTTCATCTAAGGCGTACTTACAAGATAATACAGGTCGTATTTTATTTGACCAAGACGGAAACGCATTGAGTCCTCAGTATTCAAACATTGACTTTGACAGATTAACTAAGACTAAGAAGAGCATCTACTTAAACCAAGGCAATCAATTCAATGGTCAGTTGGGATGGAACTATGATGGTATGTGGTACTTTGAGGCGAACATTGGAACAGCTTATGGACTAAATACAGAGACAGCTAATTTTAATCCTACATTTAATGTGGATAGAAAAGCAGGAGTAATTAACTTTGATTCGTCTATGTCAGGATTATCTTGTATTCTTGAGTACGTTTCTGATGGTATGGAGCAGGGAGATAATTCTTTAATTACTGTAAATAAGTTGTTTGAGAAATATATTTATGCATCTATTCAATATGACATTTTAAGTTCTAAATTAGGCGTGCAAGAATACATCATTGCTCGTGCTCGTAAAGAGAAAAGTGCATTGTTGAGAAACGCAAAAATTAGAATTAGCAATATTCATCCGGGCAGACTCTTAATGAACTTAAGAGGTATGGACAAGCAAATAAAATAAAATGGCAAATATTTCAAGAAACTTTATAGCAGGTAGGATGAACAAGGTAGTAGACCAACGTTTACTGCCTGAAGGTGAGTATATAGATGCTATGAATATTAGGATGGGTTCAACAGAGAACTCAGAAGTTGGGGTAATTGAAAACACAAAGGGGAATCTTCCTCTTACTTCATTGGCTTATATTGACGGAACTCCGCTCAGTGCATCAGCAAGATGTATTGGGGCACTTCAAGATAGTGCAACTGAGACTATCTTTTGGCTTGTGCACGACCCAAATTTTTCAGAAGGTGCTACGGGCAAACTTGACTTAATTGTTTCTTTTAATGTTTCATCAAACATTTTAACCTATCACATTGTCTCTGTTGATGATGGTGGTGGCGTTAACACAACACTTAACTTTAACCCGAACTACTTAGTTACGGGTATTGATATATTAAACGATTTGTTCTTTTTTACTGATGATTATAATGCTCCGAGATGTATGAACATCAAAAGGAACTACCCTAATCCAATTGGTAATGTAGACCAAATCACAGCAGAGTCATTACTTGTTATCAAGAAGCCACCGGTAGAATCACCGGGAGTTGAGCCAATTGTAACAAATGGTCAAGAGAACTTTTTAAACACAAGATTTATTTGCTTTGCTTACAGATATAGATACATTGACGGAGAGTATAGTGCCACTTCTCAGTGGTCTCAACCTGCGTTTGTACCTAATCCATTTAGTTTTAGTATTGAGAGTTTCTTAAATGAGGGTATGACCAATTTCTGTAACTCAGCAATTGTTACATATAACTCAGGTAGTTCTCTTGTAGTCGGCATTGACTTACTTTTTAAAAGAGCAGATGGCAATGTAATTAAGGTTATTGAGAAACTTGACAAGGCTAATTTAGGTCTTGCAGATAATACCAACTATCAATACACATTCACAAACAGTAAGATATTTACCATACTATCTGAGGCTGAACTATTGAGATTGTACGATAACGTACCTCGTTTTGCAAAGGCTCAGACAATTATGGGTAACAGATTGATGTATGGTAACTATGTTGAAGGGTATGATTTGATAGACCAATATGGTGCTCCTGTTAAATTTGAGTACACTACCAACTTAGTGTCTACTGCTATTGGTAATACAAATATTGACGATGGTCTTCAGTCGGGAAACTATTCAATAAACGGAAGTGTAAACATTGCAAACGCTATAGTTACATTTGATTTAGCAGGACAGACATTAGTGTCAGGTTCGGCAATCAACTTAGAGATAACAATATCTCACTCTCAGTTTACCGGTCAAACTCCGTTCCCTACCGAAACAACAGACAATGTTAGATTAAACTTTGCGTTCTTTTTGTCTACTACATATACATCAGTGTATCAATTGGCAACGAGCGTAGAGTTTCAAAATGCAGTAGGTACTGCTGCAAATATTCAAACAGTAGCAAATGCTTGTAATGGAACAACATTTACAGATGCATTTAACTGTGCGATACCAAATAACTTAGATGCATTCATTAAGAATGGAAGTGGTATTAGTGCGGTTGCACAACCTGTTGGTATTGTAACAAGTCCCGGCAGTAGTGTAATTGGACTTCAGTTCCCTGCAATGCGATACGTTAATAATTTAAGTACTCCTACTCAAACGTTTTATGAGTACTATGCAGTATCATTTGCAGAGGCTACATTCCAAGAGATTGCAAACCCACAAAGTTTGCACAGCAATCGTGACTATGAGATTGGTATTGTATATATGGATGACTTTAATAGAGCAACAACTGCTCTTGTAAGTCCTAATAATACAGAGCACATTCCTTGTGGACTTTCTTCTTTTAAGAATGCTATTCAGGTTGTAATACCGCCAACACAATTACCTCCATCTTGGGCAACAAGATATAAGTTTGTTATTAAGCCGGACGAGGAGAATTATGAAACGATTTACGTTAGCATCTTCTTCCAAGACCCAATTACAAACAATGCGTACTTCTTGCTTGAGGGTGAGAATGCACGTAAGGTAGAGGCAGGAGATAGACTTATTGTTAAGGCTGACTCAAATGGTGCAACTACATCTTGTGTGTATGCAACTATTCTTGAGAAGTCTTCTCAGGCATCAGGATTCTTGGAAATACCAAGTGCATTAGACCCTGATGTAATGATACCAATTCCTTCAGGTGTTTATGCTAAGATTAATCCAAACAGCTTTAATATTGTTCAGGATGAATTAGCAATTATAGCTCCGGGTAAAGTAACGGAAACTGCACCAAGAGGTGGAACGTATCCTATACTATACTATCCAATGAATAGATATGATACAGCTACATCTGCGTGGGTTGACTATGACGTACCCGCAGGTAGTCGTATTGTGATGACTATTAAGCAGGCAAGATGGGGTGTTGGTAATTCTTGTGAGGAAAGAAGAAACACTTTGGAGAAAACGCTTATTTCATCAAATGCATACGACAATATGTACGATTGGTGGATAGGCGATGATGTTGAGCAGTTTTTAAATGACGGAACAAGATATGCAGGAGCAGGACAATGTACTCCGGATAATGAATTTATTCCCGGTATTACAAATACGGCAGGAGATATATTAACTGACTTATGTATTAACTACTATAAATTTTATAGAAATACAGCTACCAATCAATTACAATTGATGGTAACGGGAACGCTTCCTTGTACAGGTGTAGGTTATCCTAATGCTCGTGCTTCAAATGTTGAAGTTAATATAACAGTATTCCGTTCAGATAAGACAATTATATTTGAGACTTTGCCATCAGACTCTTTGCCTGATGTGTTTTTTGAAAATGAAATGTCTTTTGCTATTTCAAATGGCAATCATATGGGGAATATCCAAGACCAAGATTTTGCATTAGGTATTCCGGCTGTAGTAGATACAAAGTTCTTTAACTGTTTTGCGTTTGGTAACGGAGCAGAGAGTTATAAAATAAGAGATTCAATTGTAGGAAACTCGTTCAACTTTGGGAACAGAGTAACGAGCGTGTCTGCTCAAGACTATAAGGCTGCAGATAGATTTGCTGACATCACATACAGTGGTGTTTATAGTGCTGAGTCAAATGTAAATAAGCTAAATGAGTTTAACTTAGGTCTCCTTAACTATAAAGTTTGTGAGCCTTCATTCGGAGGTATTTACTTAATGGATGGAAGACAGACAGACATTCTTGTTCTTCAAGAAGACAAGATTTCATATGTATTGGCTGACAAGAATCTTATTTCTGACTCTACGGGAGGAGGCGTTGTCGCATCTGTACCTCAAGTGTTAGGCACTCAGATTGCTCGTAGCGAAAAATATGGCATTAGCTTTAATCCTGAAAGTTATGTTCAATGGGGTTATGATAGATATTTTACTGACGTAAAGCGTGGAGCAGTTATTCAATTAAGAGGAGACTCTTATGCTCAAGACCAATTAAAAGTTATCTCTGAGATGAATATGAGAACTTGGTTTAGAGATGAGTTTAATGCTTCATTTAATACGCAGAAACTTGGAGGTTTTGACCCTTATATGAATGAATACGTTCTTTCAAGTAATGCGTTAGAGTTGCCTTATAATCCTGAGTGTATAGAGTGTGGTATATCTCAAACATTTACATTAACTACATTAGCCGAAGAGACCAAGTCTTTTAACTATTGTGTTGATTTGGGTCCTACTGTTGGTCTTGCTGATGTGATTTATACAGTTGCGTCAATAAGTGAAGGCGGTGAGTTTGAGATAGTAGTTGAGTATGATGGTACAACTGACACTACAGGATTTGTAACTGAAAGTGGCGTAATAACATTTGATAAGAACAACGTATCGGTAGAAACTGTTTCAATTACAATTAATTATACAGGAGATATTATCTTAAGTGTACTTGCTGATTGTTGTCAAGCGGCTCAATTAACAATCGTTCAGGTTGTATTGACTAATGACTATGACTCAGGTGATACCATTCATACGCAATATAGATATGTGGATGGAGCATTTACTTCTCCATTACAGTCAAGTCTTGTAACGTTTGCATCAGGAACAACTACACCTCTTATATCAAGATATAATGTGACAACGGGTGCTGTAGGAACAGGGGCATTCCCTCCTGCAGGTAGTACCGTTAGTTTAATTACTAATCAATTTGCTACGGACACATTTGTATTTAATCCTGCAACAGACGAGTTTAAGTACTATACATCAGATACTTTATACGGCAACAATACCTCTGATATTAATACTTTATTAGGGTTAGCTACTACGGCTACACCTAATCAAGGAGGAGGCACAAATAATTTTGCAGACTTTACAGTTCCTGCATTACAGGATTACTTGTACTTTATTTGGGATTTAAGAGAAGCCATCTCAACAACATTGTGCTATTCTGACGAAAGTGCAAGTGATGCGTGTTGTGGATGTGGTACTCCTGTGGTAGAATCTTACAACTGCGAAAGTGGAAGTTGTGTTGACCCGGGAGATGGAAGTGGAACATACTCTACCTTAGAGGACTGTCAAGCAAACTGTTTTGCAGCATCAATATCTTTAGGTGCTCCTGAGTGTAGAGAGAACAATTGTAATGATAACGCAGCTTGTACAGTTAGATATGGTATAAACACATCAAACGCTCCGGTTGGGTCTTACATAACTTTAACTACAGGTTTCCCTTCTTCTACGGCTACTGTGACTATATCAGATTCAGACCCTGATAATGGTCAAATAACATATTTTGAGCCAAGCGGTTCAGCGACTCCTGTGTACTTTACACTTGAGTTAAGGAACTCAGGAGGAACAATAATAGCTACATCAAGTACATCGTTAACCCATCAGTCATTTTGGTCTATGTTACCAATATGCGGAACATCTTAAAATAAAAAATAAATGGCAACAAGTGCATCATATTATTTAAACGCTCCTTCTCTTGGGTCTGCAACAGCAGTATTTACAAATGAAGGTTTGACTACTCTTGCTGCTGATGGATTTTATTCCAATGGAGTAATTGTGAGAGAGCAAGTGTCAGGAGTATTATTGCCACAACAAAATTGTCCTACTTGTGCTACCCCTTGTGGAGAGACTATCAATGCAAGTGGCGGTCAAGGCATTTATTTGCTTGATTTAGACACCGGAACCACGGTAGGTGATGTTGGTGCTGTTATAGTAAGATTTGACCCGTATGGGGTCCCTGATGGCATAAGAGCAACACTTGGAGTAAATGTTTACAATAAACTAACTTCTCCTGTTGATGGGTTGCATCAAAGTAGCACATCAGGAAACTTTACTTATGTGGGGCAAACAAGTGGGGATTGTGGAATATCAGGAACTACTTACCCTGCTTTGACAGAGTTTAGTTACAATGGAACGGCTTTTGTTGCAACAGGAGATACTCAAAGTATAACTGTGAATGCAGGTGATGTATCATTAGGAGCATCTGCTCCGGGAAGTACAATGATGGTTATACCAAAGTTGACAGCGTCTCCTTCAATTATAAATTTTGAGGTTGTTGGTCCGTGTAGCGGAACAGCTTGGCAAATGTCAGTTGATTGCCCTGTATTACTTACAGGATTTAGTTCAAGCGTAATGGCGGCAACAAGCGTAGCAGTGTGCGAGTTAACTGAGACAGTAACTTACTACAATGCTTCATTGGCTAATACTCCGGGAACAGTTGGATTGTACGATTTTGTATATGCTGACGCTTATGGCTCAACGCCATTAACGGCAGGCTATTATCTTGCTGCAGGGTCAATTACCGGTAGTAATGATTGGTTTCAAGTAAATTCAAGCGGAGTTGTTATTGCATTAGGAGTATGTGCTGCACCTCCTGAAGTTTCATATAATTGCGTTGAAGGAATATGTACAGACCCCGGAGATGGAACAGGAACATACTCTACATTAGAAGCGTGTGAGTCAGCTTGTAGTACGCCCGTTGCATACACAATTGATAATTCTGCTACAGGTACTGCATTAGAGGCTTGTGGTGGCTCAACTACAACAACTACTGTTTATGCTTTACCGGGATATACTACGCCTATTGTAACAATGATTTTCTATGATAGTTCAGCTTTAACAACACCATTTATTGGTTCAGCAGGATGGAGAAAACTATCAATAGGAGGGACTAACTATGCAGCACAAGTTGATGTTAACGGAGAACTTACAGATTATATAACTTGTCCCGCACCTCCTGAAGTTTCATATAACTGTGTTAGTGGAACTTGCATAGACCCGGGTGATGGAAGTGGATTCTTTAATTCATTAGAACAATGTCAAGAGAACTGTGCTGCACCAACAATATCATTAGGCTCTGCTCAATGCAGAGAGAATAATTGTAATGACAACGCAGCTTGTACGGTTATATATGGTGTGAATACATCAAATGTTCCTGCAGGTTCATATATAACTGTGCTAACAGGAACACCTTCTTCTTCTGCGACAGTGACTATTTCAGATTCAGACCCTGACAATGGTAAAATAACATACTATGAGCCAAGTGGTTCTGCGACTCCTGTGTACTTTACACTTCAGTTGAGGAACTCAGGTGGAACGATAATAGCTACATCAGACACATCATTAACACATCAATCATTTTGGTCTATGTTGCCTCTATGTACTCCAATTTTAGTTACGTATAACTGTGTTAGTGGAACTTGCATAGACCCGGGTGATGGAACAGGTACTTACTCTACATTAGAGGCTTGTGAAGAGGGTTGCATTCCTATTACATATAATTGTGTTAGTGGAACTTGCATAGACCCGGGTGACGGAACAGGTACTTACTCTACTTTAGAGGATTGTGAGTCAGAATGCGTCCCTATTACGTATAATTGCGTTAGCGGAAACTGTGTAGACCCGGGTGACGGAACAGGCACTTACTCTACATTAGAGGCTTGTGAAGAGATTTGTGGCGTTCCTGCTTCGGCTTCGTTAGCGTGGAGTTTTACAGAAACAAATTTTGCTGCAGGCAATATGGACTTATATGTTAATGGCTCTATCGTTGAAAGCAGAAGTACTAGCTCAAGTGGTACATATACGGTTTACGAGGGTGATACCATCAACGTAGAAGTTACTTGTTATCAATGTACGGTTGGGGTTAATACGGCTGCAAACGCATATTGTATTGGCATAATAGCTGACGCTGACTGTGCGATTGACGGAGTGGCAAACATATTTACCGCAGTATATACCGTAACGAGCGGAGACTTAGGAACAACATTGACATTAAATACATTTGCAGCTTGCGATAGCGGTTGCGTATAAAATAGAATACTATGGCAAATTATACATTGTCGTTTAGCGATATGGTAGGAGGATGGGTATCCTTCTACTCTTATTATCCTGATTGGATGATAGGAATGAACAACTATTTCTATACGTTCAAGGGAGGAGACCTTTATAGGCATAATGTAAACGCAAGTCGTAATACCTTTTATAGTCCTTGGTGGGTAAAGATTGGTAATCCTTCAGGTGATTTTACCCCAACTACATTACAAAGTGCATTCAATACAGCACCTCTTGAGAATAAGTTATTCAAGACTATTAACTTGGAAGGGGATGCTAAGTGGGGCGTAACATTAGAGACTGACTTACAATTCTCAGGGTTTATTCAAGCCAATTGGTTTGAAAAGAAAGAGGCTTCATTCTTTGCTTTTGTGAGAAACAATGCAATAGGTGAGCTCGCTTTAAGAAGTGTTAATGGAATAGGCAGAAGCACAAGTGTTACCGGTGGTAATGTTATTAATTTTGCTCCGTCAATTGAGATTGGCAGCATCATTAGTGTTGGTGACTATTTCTATTTCTCATTGCCTCCATATACCACTCCTGTTCTTGCAGGGGCTGTTACGGCAATTACAGTGGATTTAGTTAATGGTATCAATAGAATTACAATAAATACTACCATACCGGGGACAACTCCAATACCTATTCAAGATGCGTTTTTCTTATACATTAAGAACTCGGTTGCAGAGTCACACGGAGTATTAGGTCATTATTGTACATTCAATATAGAAAACACGTCTACAGACAAAGTAGAATTGTTTGCTGTAGAGTCTGAGGTTATGAAAAGTTTTCCTTAAATTTAATATCTTTGTAAGAATATGGAATTAATTATACGAGAACTGAACGAAACCGACTACGATAATATTCTTGTAGAATGGTGGGAACAGTGGGGTTGGACGCCTCCTCAAAGAGACTTCCTGCCTAACGATGGAAAGGGCGGTATAATGATATATGATGAAGAAATCCCTGTATGTGCAGGGTTTATGTATATCACTAATTCCAAAGTAGCTTGGGTAGATTGGATAATATCAAACAAGGAATATACCAAGAAGCCACAAAGAAAAGACGCCATTAAGTTATTGGTGTCAGCGTTGACAGAGATTTGCAAGAAATCGGGAAGTAAATATAGTTACGCATTAATTAAAAACGAAAGCCTTATAGGAATGTACGAAGAACTTGGATATATCAAGGGAGATTCATATACAGGAGAAATGATAAAAGTATTATAATATGGCAGCATTTACTACAATCGCAGCAGGAATCGGGTTAGCCGCAACAGCCGGTACAACCACAATGTCATTTGTTCAAGCAGGTAAGCAGAAACAAGCACAGCGTAATGCTGAGCGTGATGCGGCAGAAGCTATGCAAGAGGCAAGAAAAAAACTTGAAGTCAATGTTTATGACAAGCTAAGCATCCAAAAAGAACCATACGAATTGGAAAGAGAAGCATTGCTTTCTCAAGGTGCTCAAGCTATTCAAGCAGGTGTAGAGAGCGAAAGAGGTGCGGCTGCTACAGCAGGTCGTATTCAAATGGCACAACAAGAAGGACAGGCAGGAATTAGAACTGCTATGGGTCAAGAGTTATTGGGTCTTGAAAAATTAAGTGCACAAGAAGAAGGTCGCCTTAGAGATATTGGGATGCAATTAGATTTAGAAGAAGTAGCCGGTGCTCAGTTAGCTGCAGCAAATGCGGCTGAGTTAGGTGCACAGGCAACTCAACAAGGTTTTGAAGGTCTTACAAGTATGGCAGGTCAACTTGCAAGTATGGCTCCATTATATGAAAAGAGTGCAGGTGCTCGTCAATTAGGTCGGATTGAAGATATGGGTAAAAGACAAAATATGACCCCTGAGCAAATACAACAACAAATTTCAGGATTGGGGACAATTGGAGGTGTTGATTATAGTAAGGTAGGCTCAATGAATAGATACCAATACCAAGATTTTATGGGGAAACAAAGCGGAGATGCTCTAAGAAATTTAAGACAACAAGGTCTTAATATGTATGGCTTCAATCCTTTTCAACCATCGACCTATAAGAAAATTTTTTAGTAGTAAAATAAAACATTCAGTTGATGGCAACATATTATAAATACGCAGAACGAAGTGCCGATAGTCAGGTAAATTGGGCAGAGGTAGGTAAAGGCATATCTGATATGCTTAAAGAAGAGACCACTATTCGTGAGCAAAAGAAAGCCGCAATTGACCAAGCGACTCGTGAGTTTCAGAAAACATTAGAGAATGCACCGCAAGGTCAGTTCCAAGATGGAAATAAATTTACAAATGATTACGCCCATTCAATGATGGAGCAGCAGATGATTGACAATAGACTATTAAAGTCAGGTCAAATGAAGCTGCAAGACTTTACTTTTAGAAGACAAAACTATGTAGATGGAACAAACACATTGTTTGATTTACAAAAACTATATCAAGAGAATTATAAAAAGAAAATGGAGGGCATCCAAAGCGGAGAACTTCAGGCTTTAACAGGAGCTAATATGGCATCAGTTGAAGGCTTTGCTGATTTCTCAAAATCAAAAGCGGTTATCGACCCAAGTACAGGTGTTATTAATGTTGGTATAATGAAACCAAATGCTGTAACGGGGGTAATGGAATTGACAAATGATGTAGCTCCGGTTAACGTTATTAAAGGAAAAATATTAGCTGACATCCCTGCTTTTAAAGTAGAGGAAGCTATGAACAATACTGTAAAGAATTTAGGTGCAAGTATGGATTATATTTACCAAGCTGCAACTAAAACAGGAGCAGGTACGGTAACAAAACTATTAGGCATTGGAGCATTACAAGGAGAAGCAGCTAAGCATCCTGAGTTTAAGGACTCAATTGATAAAGCTAATTCTGCAATTAATAGCACTATTGATTCATACTTCGCTAATGACTATAACATCTCTTCTGTTCTTACTCAGAACACAGGGAAATATAGCCAAGAGTCATTTACTTATGACAAAGACGTAGCAGCAAAAGATAAGAGTAAGATATTATTAAAGATTAACCAAACAACAGGTCTTCCAATTATTGACAAGAGTGGTGCTCATTATAAAGAACAAGAACAAGAAGCTCGTCAATGGGTTAGAACTCAATTGTTAGGTAAGATAGACGATAAGAGAGATATTGACGTTACAGGAACTATTCCTTATGGTCCTCAGCCACAACAATGGCAATATGCAGCAGGTCAGCAAGCTAAAGACGAACAAGCTGCTGCAGGTGCTTGGAACCAATTATATACAGGTAAAACTGCTGCTGCTAAAAGAGATGCTGCAGATATATTATTGGGGACACCAAATGCTCAAGCACAGGGGCTACTCGGTATCGACTTAGAAACTAAACCGGGAACAGTAATATTAACATATGCTGATTCTAAAAAGAACAGAGAAATTCCAATGCAAGGTTCTACATTGTTTGACTTTGCAGGTAAGGGCGTTGAATTGCACGGTGTAGTTGACAGACAAAAAGCTGTGAAAGCAGGCGGAGGCGGTACAACATACGGAGCAATTACTGACTTCTCAGGTGTTAGGTCAAGCAGAGCAGGTGTTCAAGGAGCTGAAGATTATACTCCTAAAGTTGCTGAAATCGCAGCAGGAATAGAAAGTTTAATTGTTCCTGATGACCCTAAAAAAACTCAGAATAATTTAATAAATAAGTTCCGTAACTTAGGCTTCAGTTTCAGGGGTTATACGAATGGATTTACGGATGATATGATTGACGTAACAGACTCAACCGGAAAGGTTATTGGTTCATTTAACGTTGACAACTTAGAAGATGCAGCAGCTATTCAAGATTTAATTATTAAAAGATTTGATAGAAAAGCAGCGGCAAATTTATTTGGAGCACAGCCGAAAGCACAGCCAAAAGCACAACCAAAGACAACGGTAACAGGAGGAAATGAAAGATAAAAAATATTAATTATGCCGGATTTAAGACAAGCGTTAAAAGATTTTGTTGCCACCTCTAATAGCGGTAAATACGCTGATGAAGCCACTTTATTATCTAAGTTTCCTGAATTAAAAGGATATGATATTCAAGTATTAAGAGACTTTGTAGCCACATCAAATAGCGGTAAATATGCTACAGAAGATGAGGTATTTGCAAAGTTCCCTGAATTTTCTTCAGGTGTTCCTTCTAAAAAAAAAGTCGATACGGCATTGCCTTTGGAAGTTGGTTCTTCGGTCTTACCAAAGATTGAGAAACAACGTGCAGTACAAGACAATACTATTGTCAAACCAAAACTAACAGAGCCTGTTAAGCCAAAAGAACAAGCACCACAAAAGGATGAGCAAGGTTGGCTTTTAAATACGGTATCTGCATTAGATAAAGGATTCTACAAAAACTTTATAGGTAGTCCTGTAAAAGGATTGGGAACACTTCTTCAAGGTGCTACTGCAAAAATTACAGGTGGTTCAGGAAAAGCGTTTATAAGTGATGCTTTAATAAACTTTGGAGATTACTTCAATAAAACAATTGATGAACTTACGCCTCAAGACGAAAGTTTTAAAGGTAGTTTAAGTGACCAATTTGGTCAAGCATTTGGACAGGTTGCTTCATTAGTGGCAACAGGTGGGGCTACCGGTGCAGCATCTAAAGGTGCGGCTCTTGTTGGTCAAACAGCAGCTACAGCAGGTAAGGGTGCAGCAGCAGTACAAGCAGCAAAGACTCTTGCTACTGAGTTAGCAAGCCCTGTGGCTGTGAGTGCGGGATTGTCTATGGGTCAATCAGAATTTGAAAGAGCAAAACAAGCAGGAGCTACAGATGACCAAGCGTTTGAAGCATTTTATAAAAACGCAGCAGTTGGTTCGGTATTAGAAAAGATTCCTGTTATGCAGTTTATGAAGAGGTTTAACCAAGCCTCTGCCGGTGGTATTTCTAATTACATTAAAACAAAAGGTGTTGCAGGTATTACGGGTGGTTTAGAAGAAATGACCACAGAAGTACTTCAACAATTATATGCAAACAAATCAGCACAAGACATTTACAATACTAACCAAGAACTATTTGAAGGTGTTGGTGAATCAGGTGGTGTAGGTTTTGGTGTAGGCTTCTTGCTAAACGCAATGGGGGCAAACGCTAAGTTATTAAGAAGTCAAGGGAAGAAAGACGAAGCTGATATGGTAGAGAATCAGATGAAGTCATTTGAGACTCAAGCTGCAAACGGTGGACCTTCTTCTTACAAATTAAATGGTATAAAGATTGAATCTCCTGAAATTATAAGCAACCTTATTGATAATATGGATGCTCCTGATTTAGCAAAAGCAAACATTGATATAAAAAATGACCCTGCTCTTAAAATAAAGATGCAGAATAAAATAGTTACGTCTTCAATTAAAGAACAAGTAAGACAAGGTAACCCTGATTTGAATGAGCCAAGTCTAAATGCTATTACTGATTTAGAGTTGCAATTAAAAAAATTAGAAGGCAACACTACCCAAACAGGGAAAGATAAAGCTGCTGTTATTAGACAACAGATTAAAAACATCCAAGAAAATCAATTACAAGAAGAAGTTAAGGGGACTAAGAAGTATGTGGTAGATGGTAAAGAGATTACTCAAGAAGAGTTTGACGCTCTACAAGGTAAGCCACAGGGGACTAAAACTATTATTGAGGCACCTGAAAAAGCTGCTCAAAGAATAGCAAGGATTGCTGAAATTGAGAAAGAAGTTGCTGCTCCTGATATACTTCCTGAAGCAAAAACTAAATTGCAAACAGAATTAGAAACTTTAAAAACAGAACAAGATGCCATTCAAAAACAAGCAGCAGATGAAAGCGTGCTACGCACAGAACAACCCCAAGTGGGATTGCAGCAAGTGGTCGAAGGAGACCAAGGACTTAAAGTCGTTGCCACAGGGACCAAAGAAACCATCACGCCTCAGGGCACGCAAGAAATAACAACTCAAATTCAAGAAAATGGAGAACCAACAACAACCCCAACAGCCGGACCTATCGCAGGAAACAGACTCTTCAATAAGCCACTCCCGAAAGCTAAGGAAGTTGCGAATGGATATTATCAAAGAGTTTTCAATACCGAAAGACCCAAGTTTGCCGGTACAAGAAAACTTGATGAAGAAAGAGGTAAAAGAATAGCTGATGCTTATATAGCAATGAAGGACGACCCCACTAATCCTGAGGTTCGTGCTGCTTATGATGCTATGTCTAAAGAAACATTAGACCAATATAAAGACTTTGTTGATGCCGGATTTACTATTGAAGTAGATAACGAAGAACCATACAACAATTCTCAGGAGATGATTGATGATTTAAAAAATAATAATCGTATCAAGATATTCTCTACTGAAGCAGGATTTGGTAGCAATCCAATTACTGAAGAGCAAAGACAAAGAAACCCTTTACTTCAAGATTCAGGATTTAAAGATGCCAAAGGCAATACGCTATTGGTTAATGATGTGTTCCGTGCAATTCACGACTTCTATGGTCACGCTGAATTAGGCAACTCATTTGGTCCTAAAGGGGAAGAGAACGCTTGGAATATCCACGCACGTATGTTCTCGCCACTTGCAAGAAGGGCAATGACTACTGAAACTCGTGGTCAAAACTCTTACGTAAACTTCTCAGGTGTTAATGAAAGAATTGATAAGATGAGAGAGGAGGCAAGAAAGTTACGTGAGCAAGGTGATGAACAAGGAGCAAAAGCTATTGTAGATAAAATATACCAAGAAGGACTTTTTGCTGAGCAAAAGATTGGTTTACTACCTGAAGAGTTCTCTCAATTTGATGAGGCTGAAGAAGGGGATGTAACAATGCGTCCTGAAGGATTGCAAGAAAGAGATATTGAGATTGAGGAAGAAGAAAAGTTTGTACCACTTAAAGTATCTGATGTAAAGAATGATGCATTTACAAGAGACAATGCTTTGTTTTATGAAGAAGATGAAAAAGAAACAGATAGTGGAAGAGTAGTTTCATATTTATCATCAATAACTGTACAGGTAACTAATGCAGATGGTGATGAGATAGGAACCATCACTAAAATTACTGACGAGGATAAAATATTTTACTTCACAGCAGAAGATGCTGATGGAAGAGAGATTAATTTAGACGGATTTGAAACTTTAGGTGATGCTAAAAAAGCTATTGCTGATAGTTGGAATAAGATTCAAAAGAAAGAGTTTGACAAGGTTGCTAAGAAAAAAGCAAAAGATAAAGCTAAGGCTGAAGCTAAAAAAGCTAAAGCTAAAGCTAAAACTAAGTCTGAGCCAACAGTTGAAGAGGTTACAGAAGATGTTGAAGGAACACTTGATGAATTACTTGCATTAGACCCTAATGATAAGACCACAGGACAAAAAATATCTGCTGCTCTTGAACAAGCACTTAAAGATATTGAGAAGTTTGAAAGAGAGAACCTTGGTGTGAACATTGCACTTCCTGCAATGAAAGCTATTATTAAAGCTGTAAAAGCATTAGTTGATGTTGGTGTAGCATTACAAGAAGCTATTAAAAGAGTTGCTAAAGATAACAATGTAAACAGCCGTGATGTCATCAATGGTATTAATGCTGTTACTCAGATTGCTCCTATTCAGGTGGAGTATGACGCACTTATGGTTAAGGCTGACGAGTTAATTGCTCGTCAAAAAACAAGAGGTATTGCTGAGGCTAAGATTATATCTAACTTGGATACCTTCATCAGAAAATCGGATGTATATAAGAATGCAAATGATTCACAGAAAAAAATAATGGAGCGTGAAGCAAGAACCAAAATGGGAGCAGGACCTAAACGTGCTGTATCTATTGGTCGTGTTCTTGGTGCATTAAAAGATATTACCAATATCACAAGAGCAGAAAAGATGCTTGTTATTAAACGTATCAGAGACTTATCAAGAGATGCCGCTAAAGATATAGCAAAAGAGATTAGGGAGATGGCTTCTACCGGTAAGATTACAGCCGTTCAAGCAGCAAATATCGTATCAAGATTTGGTAAGGTAAATATGCTAAATGAAGTTTCAGTATCCAACTTTGTTGACTATATGGCTAAGGTATTTGCTAACGCAGAATATGCCAACAAAATTGACGTAGCTAAGAGCAAACTTAAAGCAGCTAAGAAGAACATCGTTACCAAGATTGGTATAGCTGATGGATTAGTTGGAGATTTAAATAGATTGTTTTCTATGAATCCAACACTTATCCCTGACCAATATCTTGAGCGTTATTTAGAATTGGTTGATATGTTCTCTGCAAGACAAGCTGTTCTTAACCTTGAAGAGAAGTCAGTAGTAACAAAAGACGTTAACGATATACTTGATGAGATTGACGCAGAACAGTCAAAAGCTGACGAGTTAGCTGACAAGTTTAATTACTCAGAGAATAAGGTATTCAAGGATGATAAGTTAGACTATGCAGCATCTATTAAGAAGATGCTTGACGAGAAAGAGATTGATGAGAAACAAGCCGATGTAATGCGTAAGTATAAAGAGGACATCGCTCCTCAAGTTGAAGAGACTGAATTAACAGAAGCGGAGGCAGAGCAAGAAAAAAATGAACTTGTATCTGTTGTTAAAAAATCTCGTATTGATGGCTCTGAATTACCAAGCAAAGACGAAAGAGATAAATCAAAACAGTTAGCTAAGCTAATTAATACTGATGCTGTAAACGGCTTGACTAATACTGAACTTAAGAATCTACTTAAAGTAATTGATAATATCAATAACAATTATTTCCCTCATTACGCAGAGTTAATGATAGAAAAACTGAATGCTAAAAACAAAGCAGTTGGATATGAAAACGCTGTAGTAAAAGGTAAAATGGCTAAGTTCTCTAAGTTGTACTCAAATGCTAAGGCAGTTGTTGCAATGCAGGGAAGAACAGGAGTATCTGAAATGATTAGAAGAAACCCTTTGTTTTACATTGACCAATTGTTTGGCAACTTTAAAACAAAAGAAATATTTGATTCTATTTTTGAAGACTCTGCAAAAGCTGCGGCTATATTCAAAACTGAATTAAGTAGGGTTCAAAACATATTAGAAAATGCTGAGCAAAAAGTAGCCAAGTCATTTAAACTTGATTCAAATAAGACAACAATGTCTAAATTCAAGATGATGACATATATGGTTCAACTTGAGTATGATTCAAATAAAGGGAACAAACAAGTTAATCCTGCTGCTGATTACTTAAAGGCAACCATTAAGCATATTGATGCAGGTAAGTCTCAATTTGGAGAGCGTGACGCTGAGATGTTACAAGATATACTTAATACATACGCTGATGCTGATGGCAACATTGACAACGAGAAGTTATATAAGTCGTTCAATCAAGCAGAGAAAGATGCCATCAATGATATTCGTGGTATTAACGAGTCTTTGAGAGAGAAGGCTGAGTTTACTGCAGCTATTATTCGTGGTGATAGGATTAACCCACTCAACAACTATGTTCACTTGAACGTATTGCACGAGTATCAGCCTAATGATTTAACTACAGGTAGTGCATTTGTAAGCGAATATAACAATTCATTAAGACCATCTACAAAAGCAAAATCTTTAATTGCGAGAACCGGCAAGGTATCTCCATTAAACTTTAATGTATTCTCAAGTGCAGAGCGTGGTGCCAAGTTTGTATTAATGGATTACAATCTAACAGAACCGATTCGTACTGCACGTAAAACAATTAATGAAACGACTAAAAACTTAGAAGAAAAGGGGAGGATACCTAAAGAACAAAGACAGATACTCAATGCAGTTAATAATGCATTTGAAGAATCAGTTGAGGGATTATTGACAAATTCATTTACTCAAGATTCTTTATTGGATATGGCATCTGATTACCTTAGCAAGCAAGGTTACCGTGCTGTTCTTGCGGGTACAAGCAGATTTGTATCTGAACTTAGTTCAAACATTGGATTTGCTGTTATCAGTGACCCTAAGGCTATGGAAACTGCATTTAAAGATAGAGGTATTATTATGTCTGCTGATGCTCCTGTTATTATGGAGAATTTAAAAAGTAAGCAGACAAGCAGAATATTCCCTACTGATGCGTTATCAGGTAGATTAGTAGATGCGTCAATACTTAGTCAAGCAAGTGGTATAAAAGGAGGTAAGGCGAAGAATATTGTTGCTAATAAAATTCAACAGATTTATAACTTGTCAGGAAAGAAATTTGTAAATACAGTTGAATTAATTGCTGATACTTTAATCTCTACTCCGGATAAAGCTACAATGCGTCCTATGTGGTTTGGCTCATTCGCTAATGAGTTCAAAACTATTACAGGTAAGGATGTTGACTTTGATAAGATTGCAGCCAATGACGAGACTTATATGGCTGATAATAAGGAGGCTCTTGATAAGGCTACTAAAAAAGCTGATGAAAGGTCTGTAATGATTGGTGCTACAGATAATCCATTTATGGGAATATTGAAGGGTACTATAAAACCTGAGCAGAAACCTTTACTTAGAGCATTTAATAACTTCAATAACTTTATGACTAAGTTCTTAATTTTTGAATATGTTACCGCACGTACAGCCGTTAACGCTGCATTAGGTAATGGTTCATTGACTAAGAAGCAAGGTGCTGCAGTTCTTGCTGCTGTTACCACTCGTATGGTTGTATATGGTCTTCTTATTCAGATGATGGGGAATGGTCTTATGGGGTTATTCTTTGATGATGATGAACCGGAAACAGAAAAGTCATTCCTTCAGAAACTTGGGCAAGCATTTGCTTCTGCATTCTCTTCTTTATTAATTGGTAGAGATTTTGGTAACGCAGTAAAAAGTATATTAAATTATGGTGTAGAGGAAGCTAACGAAGAGTTCCTTGATTTTTTAAGAGAAGGAGAATACGACCCGTATAAGGATGGTATTGCTAACACATTAATACCAAGAGATGATTCAAGAGATACCGATTTAGGGAAACTACTTATGAATGCCGGTGGTGCTTATACCCCTGCTTTAAATACTGCTGCGTTTATATATAAAAAAGCAACAGAGAAACCAAAGAAAAAGGAGGATGCTATTGCAAGAAGAGAGAAAGAATTAAATGTTCGTCTTCCATTAGAGGTATTAGGTAACTTAGGTCTTGTTCCATTGTACAAAGATATTCGCAAGGCTGTAATGAAAGATATATACAAAGACCTTGAAAAAGCGGAGAAGACTTCAGGAGATAAAAAGAAGGCAAATGATGAGAAGCTACAAGGTTATGAGAATAGTGAAGATATGAAACGCTATAACCCTGAGCTTTGGAATAAAACATTTGGTCCTGATGCTCCTGACTACGATGAGCAACAAGCAAAAAGAACACTTAAGAAGTCGGCTGATAGCTTAGAGAGAGCAATGAAAGATGAGATGTATCAATATACCCCAAAGCCTAAGAAAAGCAAAGGAGGATTTGGCTCAGAAGGATTTGGAGGTACAACTAAAAAGAAAAGCAAAGATGGTTTTGGGTCTGATAAATTCGGTCAGTAATTAAACATACCTAACGTACTTTAGTTCCTTCTGCTTATCATAGTAGACCATCATCTCATTATCATTAGATGAACCATCACGGGGAGGGCGACCTCCCCATTTAATCTCTCCATAAAGTTTATTGGCTTTGCCATAGATAATGCCATCGTCACACGCCCATATAAGCACCGGTGTAATTCTCTTGTCAATTAGTTTAACTAATTTTTTAGCAGCGAGTGGTAATGGGTACGCTGCACGTATTGTTCTGATACGACCTTTAACCTCAGCGTAAGCAATAAGGTTCTTGTCTTTGTCAAATACCTTGTAGTCTATATCGTGTGGGTCTAACTTTTTGTATGAGCCTCCGAAGATGCTAACGAATAATTCAATTGCTTTCTTCTCTCTGATTAAGTCCACCTCTGTTTCAAAAGTCATCGTCTTCTAATGATTTTAATATTAGTCGCAGGTCTACAACAAGATTTCTTATGTCTCGTTCTGCGGGGACAAAGTCCCTGTCCACGAGATTCTCGTAGATGTTTGCCAACAACAAGTGTTGTTCGTTTATTCTAAAGGCGATACGCTCTGCTCGAGCGTTCTCTATGTTGTTGTCCATTCTTGGATTCGCATAAGCGTTTTAACAAAATTAGTTTTTTTAACGTACATCTGTATCAATTTCGGGTATGATGATTAATTCATATCTACATATCCCATTTGGTTTTATTTCAGCGTTCCATATTCTTAGTACTCTTCTTCTTGCATAAATGTCATTAAAACGGTATTCCCTAATAACTCTTTCATCTTTAATCAGTTGCATCGTTCCCTTTATCCGGTACCATTCCTTTGCTCTTTTCATTCGTTTCTTTTTTGGGTTCTCTAAATACCTCAACCTTTACTCCGTGGTTTTGAAGTTCTTTTAATCTATATTCTTGTAACTTAGACAACTTGCCGTTGGTTGCCTTGACCTCAATAAATATAACGTCACTGTCTCTTGGTATGGCAAGCAAGTCCGGTATCCCGTTCTTGTTAGTCATTGTGAGCTTAATAACGTAGTATCCCTGAGCCTCTAACTCTTTAATTTTCTTGGCTTGTACTTGCTGTTCTTTCATTCGTTTGTTTTAATAAGTCTTTAATAGAAAGACTAACGTGATTGCATTCCTCAATAAATGCAATTAACTTTTCTAATTCATCCTGCGTAAAGGCGAACCTATTGGCTAAGAAGAACTCGTAAGGCATACAGCTTTCGTCAAGGTCAATCTCCTCCAACTGCACTGCCAAAGTTTTCTGTGGGAGAACTATTAGCGTGAAGATGATGGTGTACTCTTGTCCTTCTTTAAGCCATTTGCTCTGTGGTATTTTGCTCGGACGATTCTTGTCGTTGATGCAGATACATTTTACCATTTTCAATTAGTGTTTGTTTGTTTGCTAATAACCAATCTATAAAGTCATTCTGATTAAGTGATTCTAATGCTTTAAATATTTCTTCTACCGGTGTCATAAATAAAAATCTTGTTTAAAATGATTCACTGTGTAGTCTTTCTTCTTTGTGACAGCCTTGTATATGTCGTGCTCAATACCTCCCTTAGAGAAAATCCAATATACTTGATTCTCGAGGCGTTCCTTTGTCGTCATCCGGTCTTTGCTCTGCCAATAACTCGTAGCACTAAAATCAATGTTGTAGTAAACCAAGTACTCAGCCTGTCTTAAACTGATTCCCTCACGTCCGCTTACAATCTGCAATGCTATGTTCTTATTGGTGTCTTCAAAGACACTTAGCTCAGAGGTTAAGTCATCACCAAATACCTGCTTGAGTGCGTTGTACTCTTCTTTGAACTTGTAGAAGATTCCAATCTTACAGCCTTCAAACTGCTCTTTGATAAACTCAGCCTTACTTAGGTCAAGTATCATACTATTGCCGCTCTCAAATTTAATCGTGCCGCTACTTAACTGATGCACCTTCATCATCAACTTAACGGGAGTGTCTGCCAAAATTATTTCTTCTTTTCCTTCTATCACCAATTCCTTCTTTAATTTTTTTATCATCGCATAAGTCGATGGCTTCATCTCTACCTCCAATATCTCTTCTTTGGTCTCAGCCATAAAGCCTGCCTCCTGCTGTGTGTAGTTAATGGTATAGGGCTCCATCTCTTTGAGTATGGTATCAAGTCCACCACTATAATCATTAACGAATAGTCCGTTAATCTTACGCTGTTTTATTTTAACATACTTGTCGCAGAACCTATAGAAGTTCTTAAACTCTTTGAAAGGGTTATTAGGTATTGCATATACCTGATGGTACATCTGCGAGTACGACTCAGGTGTTGGTGTACCACTAAGTAGTATTACCATTGGTCTGTATTTCTTAATCACTTGTGCAACCAACTCTGCACGTCCACTTGCCTTGGGGAAAGCTCCCATCCCGTGTGCCTCATCGCAAATAATCAAGTCCCACCTCTGCTCATCCATCACAGTGTGGAGGCTCTCGTAGTTAATGACCTGCATATAATACGAAGGGCTAAGCATTGAGTAGTCATCTGATATAGTGCTAAGTGCTTTCTTCTTGGTAACAAACAAAACATTCTTTGCGTGCACACGCTCAGCTATACCAAAACTTGTTAGGGTTTTTCCGGTACGAACCTCCATTGCCAAATAAAGAAAGCGATGCTTTGAAAGTATCTGCTGACCTTTCTCAATAATGTCAATCTGATAGTCCCTGTAATTAAATCCTTGCTTGTCCTCCATCTCGTATAAGTTTTTATAGTACTCACAGCTGCTGACAATCTTTTCTACAACGTGCTTCTCAGTGCTGTATTTAGGAACTTTGATTATCTCTACCTGTTTGCCTCTGCCTACCTTTACATCTTTAGACTGAGTGATTACACGTTTTAGAATCTCGCAGTATTCCCACATTGCCTTGTTGCTGTATGCCGGTAGTCTTTCAATCATTTTCTTAATCGTTTACTACAAGTGCCACAGAACATTGTCCTGCTGTACTCTGTTATCACAGGCTGAGGACATTCGCATCCGTCAACAATACGTGTGCCGTCATCATTAAAGTTTAAGGCAATGTATTCCATCAGGTCTACACAGTACTCAAACATCTCAAATGATTTGAAGTAGTCCATCATAAGTTGAATCAACTGAAGCGGCACCTCCTCATCAGGAACGTGAGCAAATAAACTCACCTCTGACATTGCAATCTGCTCAAACGTATTTTTCTCCGTAATTACATTGAATGAATTAATCATTCCTACGTGTATCATCTGTTCTTGTGTCATTTGTCTTGGTTTAAAAAGGTGCTTCTTCAAGCCCCTCAGGTTTGCTTTTAATGATTATCCATCTACCTTGTTGGTCTCTGTCCTCCTGTGGCATCACTCCTTCCTTATAAATACCGTAAGCGATAAGCCATTTGTAGAACTTGGTTCTACTAACGCTCATCCTACCTCTCGGTCCATAGTCAGGATATTCATCAATGAAGTTAGAATACAACTCGTTCTTGTAAAGTCTCGTGTCAGGTTGCAACATCACCTCTCTGTTATGGTGCGTATCTACAAGACCACACCACTCAATAAACTCGTGGCAAGTCTCTGCTGATAACTGACGAATCTTAAGGTTGACAAACTTACTCTTCACAAGTCCTGTTCTCAAGTAGTTGGTCAAACATCCAATCATATAGTTATCGAACTCACACCAATCATCATCGTTCCAATCTCCAAACATCAACTTGCCAAACTCATCAAGTGGCGTAAACTCTTTGGTATAATACTGATGCAACTCCAACTCCCACTTTCTTCTTGCAAACGAATTACCTGCACCCTTTATTGCATAGTTCGTAGTGATGGCAATCTTCGGAGACCTGCTGAATGGTATCTTAATTGCATCTTTATTCTTTTTCTCAAGTGTCAGACCTTCGGTCACGACACTGAACAAACGCTCAAAGTCAAAATGCTTTCTCACGTCATCAAAGCAAAGTATCTGCGTGTCTGCTGACACCAACTGATAAGCGAAGCTACGCTCGAAAGCAAATGACTTACCATCAATCACAACAAGTTTCTTCATCTTACTCAGTGCACTCATCAAAAGTCCTTTACCTGTTCCCCCCTCAGGGTTGTCACTGATAACCTCATCGTTCAAAATCACAGCCGGACAGAATGATAGGTTCTTATATCCGTGTAGTAGGAATCCAATCGTACTCTCCATTGCTCTAACTCTGTGCACATCTCCACCATTGATATTGCTCACAAACTTTTTGAAGTCGCATTTCTCTGTCACGCTACACAGGTTGAAGTTCCTGTCTATCACGTGGTCTTTCCACACGTACCCTCCTAAGTCCAAGTAGTCAAGCGTTGTCACACCTTCTTTGCTAATCTTAATCGCACAATTCTTGTAGTACAAGTATGATGAGTCTTTGCTGTCGGCAATGAAGTAAATCTCAATCGTTGACAGAAGTGATAAGAACTCTTCTTTGAAGAAGCGTGTGTTATCAGCGAAGTAATTGTACACGCCAATGTCATCTAACTCCAACAAGTGCGTAAGCACGAAGTCCTTAATCTCTTTCTCACTCGTATGGTCAATCAAGTTATTGGTAACCTTTACAAAGATGTAGTTCTTTCCCCCCTCAGGGCAATACTTGTAGAAGCCATTGTCCTCCAAGAACTGCTTGAACTGTACGTGTACTACTTTGATGACTCCTCTATCGTTTCTGTCCCAAAAGGTTTGCATTGCATTCTCTTCTTCAACCTTGTTAAGCACCGAGTCGATAGTCTCGCTGTCCAAATTGGAATCTTGCAGTTGGATGCGAATCTCTTTTTTTGATACACCTCTCCTTAGCTTTGCTTTGATGGTATTGATACGCTCCTCATCCTCGTAGTACTTAATTCCGAAGTTCGCAGTATGTCTGTACGCAGAGTCAATGGTCGTTCCAATCTCCCTAAGCGTAAAGTCTTCCGTTGCAAACTGATTTATTACATAAGAAGCAAGACTCTTGTTTACACCAAAGTCATTGAACGCCATCGCAAGTACATACGCATTCTGATTACGTTGTCCCTCGTGCATTGGATACTTTTTCTCCCACCACTTTACAAGTATCTCAACAATCTTATTTTCATCTGTAATTGGTATCGTTGCCTTGTCTCTTGTCTTACTGACCTCAGTGTACTCAGGCTCCTCAATCTTATCCCAAATGCTACTATTCTCATTAATCGCAATTAGAGGGTCATAGGACTCGTAACACACTCGACTGAGGTTCTTGCTCGTCTTGTCGAAATAAGGCGAATTAAAGTACTTTTCTAACGAATTGAAGTACATTGTATGGTTCTCTGCATCTGCCGGTATCTTAACCAACACCTTTAGACCATTACCCGAAGGGGAAATGAATACTGAATACACGTACTTGTTCTTTGATAAGTTCTCCTTGTCTTGCAATAACTCCTTTTGCTTCGTGTAGCCATCGAAGTCCAAGCATATCAATCCCGAATGCTCAATGAGTGAGGCATCTGTTCTCTTATTGAACGTACCACTGAAACATATCGCAGGCAACTGCTTCTTTAGTTCCTGTCTCTCAGGTTTATTTTTTTCTAATCTTATTTTCTTTACCAAATCCTTAGTAGCACCGGCTCCGTCCTTGATTCTATCAAGGATTACGTGTACGTCACGGAAGAATGGAGTGTCAGTATCTCTAATGTTTTGGAATATCGTCACGTTATGTGCCATAGTATGTCGGTTTTATGTCGTTTTTATGTAGCTAACTATCTGATTATTAGAACTAATGTCGATAATGTCAATTTTTTATTCAAAACGTATTTAAAAAAAATAAGAAGAATAGAAAAACACATATAGAGAATATAGGGAAAACACATTGACATTTTCGTCACGTCATAGAGGTAAAAAAAGGGGAAGTTTTCACTCCCCCAATTTTTGTTCTCTAATGGGTGTTAATTCTAAAATGGAAGTTCGCCATCTTCATCTTCTGCAACCTCAGGTTCAGGTGCCTTTTGCTTAGGCGTTGCCTGTTTCTCTGATTGTGGTTTCATACCACTCTGAGCAGTCGGCTCATAGGTATCTAACTCAACATAATGATTGCCACTGCGTGCAGTCTTTATGTTAAGGTTTACCCATCCGCCTTTCTCGTGCTGTCTGATGAAGGCGACTGCCTCATCTACTTTCATTGATAATCTCCCAACTACAAAGTCAGGGGCTTTTTCGTTTCTCTTAAATGAGAATCCGTCTGCAAAGATTTTTTCGTCTTGTGCCATTGTTCTTGAATTTATTTGTTGCCTCAGTCTATTTATACCAACCATCAACCTCTGAGGCTAAGCTGATGATTAGTTGGAGTCAGAACAGGAGTCGAACCTGTATCATAGTATCCCTATGCTTTACCTGTATGCACTTACTTATGCATCTCTTAAGCGACCTGACTCTTTGTGTCTTTGAAGACACTTGCTTCGGGGGGAGCAAAAATATTATAAAAGATATTCGTCAATGTAATAGTTGACTATGTCATCTGATGGCGTAGAACTAAAGTACTTGTTATATACCTCAATGGCTCTGCCAACTTTGATTTCGCCACCTTTTACAAAGTCTTCTGTTGGTCTAAAGATACCAAGAACTCCGGTGCCTTTGTCTATCACGTAGAAGACTAATGGCTTACCAAACAACTCCTGATAAATGTAGCACTGACTATCGTAGTTATACGACTTAGCACTGTACTTGAACTTATGAATGTCACTCGTGGTCTTAAGGTCAATCACCGCATTGTCCGTAACAATATCAGCCTTCCCTTTCCACATCATTCCCTGAATTAATCCAACTGCCGGAGTCTCGTACTGATTACCTGCTTTGTAAATCTCATCATAGAACGCAATGTTTCCATTGATAATGTTTACAAGGTTTTGAATCTCCTCCTGCTCCTTCTTTAGCATACAGAACGGTAGATTGTTCTCTTCACAAAAGTCTTTGTAGGCTTTAGTTGTACGTGTAGTAACATCTACCGACAACATCAACTCAGCCTTCTCAGGCTCCAAGATTAACTGATGAAAATATCTGCCATCCATAAATGCTTTGTTATCCTCACGGGTCTTGCCAAAGTCCTGAGGATTATTAAGCAATACGCCTATGTCTGAATTGGATAGGTATAGTTTCCCTACACCATTGTAGTACTCGTTGTCGTCACGTAGTTTTTTTATTATCTCTTCCATTACTCAGCGTTTAAAAGGTTAGCGATTTCTTTCTTTAATGCAGGGCTCACCTTGTACTTGCGTGTGATTTGTGCACCAATCTTCTCGATACCCAAAGACTTGTTAGCCGTTACGTATTTGATAACTGCATCCCAATTCTCTGTGCCTTTCTTCAAGTCAGGTAATACATCTCCAACTGCCGGAGCAGTCTTCTTAGGAGCCTCAGCCTTTACAGGTGCAGTCTCGTTCTCAGGTAAATCCTCTCCTGCATAAATATAAATCCCTAATCCAAACATAGCTAAGTTCTTAACCAAGCAACGCATAATGGTTTTGTTAATGTCGAACGTAGTCGCAGCCTCAACTTTCTTGTCGCCAAAGCGTGTGCTATAGCTATACTCAGTCTTCTTCATTGATTTGTTCTTGCCATCCATTACAGGCAACCACATCTCAAGCGTCTCGCCTTCGATGGTTACGGTAGTGTGACACATAAACCCAAGAGCATCGTCATACTCAGTCTCTAAGATTTTGTACGTGGCATCAGGGCACTCAGTCTTTGTCTTTGACCAAGCCCAAGCCCAAGATAAATAAGTTAAATTGTCTTTCTTTTCAACGTGGTCGTTCACATTGATGGCAGATAGCCTCTCGAAAACTGTCTTTTTGTTTTCCATTTGATTTGATTTGATTGATTGATTTGATTAAATAAAAACTGCTCTCTCTACATCCTTGACAATGGATACGTAGTCCTTGTCTTCTGCTATCTTCTTCTCTACCTCAGAGATTCCGTGGATGATTGATGAGTGCTTAATATCGTAGCCCGCCTCATTCATATACTTTTGAATGTATGTGATTTGCATAGGTCTCTTTGCACATAAGTAATATACCAAGTGACGTGCGTCTACTAACTCTCTCTTCTTTGATTTGGAGAATATATTCTCCTTGCTTACCCCGAACAAGTCGGCAACCCTTTCTACATATTGGTTAAATACATCGTGCTTCATAACTCTTTTTTGATTTGACAACAAATATAGGAAATATGTTCATACATCGTTCATTTATTTGCTAATATTTTTTATATAAAACCATCCCTCTGCCTCATCCAATGAGATACTTTTAAATCCTTCGTCCACCATAAACTGACCTGATTTCAATACCTGAATGATATGACCGCCAATGTACTGAACAACGTCAGTGCAGTCTTCGTGGAGAATAACCTCCGGATTCTTCTCGAGATAGGCATCTCTGTTTGTAAATCTTCCCGTGTTGCTAAAGTCTTCTAATGTAATGTTACTTGCCATTTGATTAAAGTTTATGGGAGCACAAGGCTCCCGTTAATTAGATTAAATTCTGTACAAAGATAGTACAATTTATTTATAAAACAATAGGTCTGTATATTTCACGTAAACAAAACCATCGTGGATGATTTTGTCTGCATTGTCCCAAGACTCTTTCGTGATGATATGACCCTCAGGAAAGTTTGGATTTGCTTCCAACTCCTGAATTAATAAGGACGCTTGCTCCTGCAACATCCTTAGTCTGTCGATTAATGTTTGTTCCTTATCCATAAACCACCTCCCCCATAGTTAGATATTGAAATACTACATCTGCTGAACCGGCATCGCCTTCCTGACGCATATGTCTTTCCAACGCCCATCTCTCATTGCTATCTGATAGCAACTGAAGACGTGCCTGCATTGTTCCACGTGTAATAACGCCAATTACTTCGTCCTCATTCTCTGCATCATTGATGGCTATCTTCACATCGTGGTCTAAGATTGCCTTTACTATAGCTGTGCTGAGGTATGGGTCTTCGCTCTTAGGAACAGCCTTCCTGATGGCTGCTACTGATTCGTCAGGTAAGTAGTACCAATAGTTACTGCCACCTTCTAATGCTGTTACAAAAATGTCTTCTAAGACTTCTCTGCTTACTCCTTGAATGATTTTGATTTCCATTTGATTATTGATTTTGATTTTTACGAATTTCTAATGAGTCACACGCATCGTCAATGGCGAACCATATTTGTTGCATTGTAGCATCATTGGTTAGAGCCATCTCAAGAACCTGCTGTGCTTGTTCTTGTGTGCAATTGTAATTCTCTGTAACGTCATCTGTCGTCCAAAGATTGTCTACAAAATATCCTTTGCTTCTGAGCAACGCTCGTGCTTCAAGGACATCTTTCATTTTTTTCTTTGCCTCAATTAACTGACCTCTTAGGTAGTCGATTTCAAGATTGGCGGAGGCAACCGCACTCATCTCATAGTGATTCTTTGACATACTGATTTGATTTGATTATAGATTAATTTGATTAATGATAAGATTTCAACTGCTACTAATAAAGTCAACGCCAATGGTAATGATATAACAAAGAACCACACCAAATGAAATGACAGATAAGCAACAGCTTTGGCTATTTTAAAAAATGATTTCTTCTGTGTCGCCATTGTCTGTAAGTATTACTGATTTAGGATAAGCATCTCTGAGTACTTGTACGTAGTCATCATTGCTGAATACAAAGTCGCCATCCCTTTCTTCATCAACCATAGGCTGAATGACAGAACGGATTTGCTTCTCACTTAATTGTGTGGCAAGGATAAAACTTTCTTCCTCCCAAGCCGAGGTTTTGATTTTGAAAATGTTCATCTTCATTTTTGATTTTGACTTTTTAAAATTTGTGCGACCTTGCGTCTCACGATTATTTTCATTGACTTGTAAGTTACATACGCTCCGATAAAACATCCTGCCATTGCACTTACAAAACAACTCAGGACTAAGATAAAATAATTCATAGACATTTAAGTTAAGTGGTTTCCGTTTCGCTCTCTCGAGCTCATCAGTCAGGACACACATCCTGAGACGGAGGGCAGTGTCTTTGAAGACACCACCCTACTACCAAGGCTAAGGTCTAAATCGCAGTACCTCATCCTCAGCAAACCACCCATCGCAACCACAACAATGGTAGTTCGCAAAGCCATCGTGCTCTAAATCGTGAAAACAATCTACACAAATGGGCTTCTCATTTACTATATCAAAACCACAATCTTCACAATCATCCTCGAATATATCGAGCAAACTTAACTGCCTGTCAGCATATTTACTGAACACCTTCTCACTCTCCTTCTCATCCTCCTCCTCGTACCACTTTACTTTGTTAGGCAACTGAGTGTATGTCTTATGCAACTCGTGACCCTTCTCGTTCTCTCTGATATTAAAGTATATCCAACAGGTAAGTGTCTTGTCCTTCATTTTTATCTCAATCTGCTTGCGTCTGTACCAATTAGGATGACCTTCCAACCTGTCAAGCTGTGCCAATATTCCACCGCTCACCTTGAACACGTCCACCTCCACATTGTGCCCCACTCCCTTTTTCTCAATCAAGTATGGCAAACCCTGAATGACAAGCGGATACTTATCTTTGGTCTCACCTTTGCCCAAGTGCTTTGAACTTGTCAGGTAGTGATTATAATTGCTGTAACCTTTTTTCAACGTGCCATACACAGCAACTAAATTGTCCTCAAGCACATTGTCCTTGCTGTACCATACGCCATCCTTCTGAATCCATAAGTCTTTATTGTACACCTGATACGTTCTGCTGTGCGTGTTAATGGTCACGAACCTGCACTCGTACTGCTCCAACTCCTTCTTCCACTTGTGACGTGGTATCTCACCCAAGTTCTCTGCCAATACTCTCGAGTCACTCTTCTTGAAATTGCCAAGGGCTCTGATAGTCCCGTTCATCATAAGCCACTCTTGTTTGTTACTCCCGCATCTGAATGGGTGCGTGTTCTCCTTGTTGATAGCCCCAACTGTAGCATATCTAAAGTGAGCAATGAATGGTCTTTTCGTATCGAATACCTTGTACTCTGCTGATTTGTGATACGTTACCTCGAACGTATCCAACCATACAACTCCCAATCCGTGGGGATTGATTCGTGCTGAGGTCTTCGCAACCTCCTGAGGGACTTTCTTCCCTTTCTGCTTGATAATGATTACACACATAAGCTAAATTTGTTTGTGGGCAGTGTCTTTGAAGACACAGAACCCGATGATTGAACTAATATTGAACGAAGATACGACATAATTTAGACATAGCCAAATTTATTTTCTAATAAACTTTCTTTGCCTTGAATTTTGTACGCTCTAAATGGGGTCTCTCCCCAATGAATTTGTAGTACGCTTTGTCAATAGCCTCCCACTTAGTGTGGGCGACTACTGACCATACGCATACTTGACCATAAAAGATTTTGAAATAATGTTGACTTTCCATATTGATTTGATTTTAGAATGGACGATTACCAACTATGCAAGTCTGCTTTGTTGGTCTCCTGTAATGACTGATTTTATACTCAACACTACACGAACTAAGAAACGATACGATTAAGATTACTGATAGAACTTTCATTTGATTTGATTTAAGTTCTCTCATCCCAAAGGGATGCGAGTATTTTTAATAATCATCTTCCAACCTTTCACCTGCATAGGACTCATCGAAGTACCTATCCTTCCTGTACGGATACTTGTCACTCTCGTAACAATCTCCACACCAATGCCCTGTGCTGTACCCATAGGCGTCACTCTCTTCGCTAACGTTTGCCTTAGTACCACAGCCCCTGCAAGGGACTAAGTTCTCATTGCAACGCTCACATAGATTCCCGTCAAACCACATATCGTGGCGACCTTGGGAGCACCCACATTCTGAGCACTCCCATACATCATTTGCTCTTGTCATTTTACTTTCTTTTTGATACGTGATAGATTCTGATTCCGTCCTCGATTTTCATATCAATGGGGTAAACGTCCACCAATACATTGAGGTAGTACTTGTACTCTTCCAACTTATCTGCCGGTAAGTAAAGAAGTCTGTCGATTACGTCCTGAATAGTTTCATTACGCTGTCTTTCAATTGTCATTTGTTCTTGAGTCATTTGAATTTGATTTAAGTGGTTTCCGTTTCGTCCTTTGGGACTCATCAGCCTGAGCAACACACTCAGGGACGGAGTGTCTTTGAAGACACCCCCACTTTTACACAAGGCTATAACTCTCACATAAGATTGAACTCGCTCTCACTACGTCCTCAGGTCGTACCACTACGAAGTAGTTAGGTCGATATATACCCTCAGTATCCGATTCCATTCTCCTTGTTGGTATCCCTTCCCCGTTTAGCATTGCCTCCACAGGCTCAAGGTTTACCTCCACCAATGTTTGGTAGATTGAATAAACAGGTCGGCTGTAGCCCTCGTTAGTCCATTCACTCGTTACGTCAAACTCAGGCTCCTGCTCATTCTCCTCAGGTACTGAGCCACCATCCACGTACTCAATGCCATCATTCCAAGCATCCACGTTGACCCATCTGCCATCCCACACCCTGTCATTCAATAACCAAACACCACTACGCTGTACCACATTGACACCGCTCAAGCCATTGAGCCTCTCCTTTGTGGTTTTGCTATCCCATCCCCCATTGCTCACCCATAAGCCATCCCTTCTGATTTCAGCTATCTTGTTACCGAATAGCCATAGGCTCTCGCCATTTGTACGGCTGTTACCAATTGTAAGTGAACGGCTGTTCTGAAAAGCGTTCACGATGTCTCTTGTTATCTGTCTCATTGTCAATAGATTTTAATGATTACTTAATGATTTTCTTTAGCTCCTTCTCAAGCCACTGCATAGACACAGCGACTAAAAGGATTGACACGATTAGCATCGGGATGGTGATGCCCATCGGCACGTCAAGGTCATAAATTGATTGAATGGCTACCATCGACCCGAATAGACCTGCGCTGAATAGCACTGCGATTTTTGTGATTACTGACTTTTTCATTTGATTTGATTTTTAAATGGTTTACAATTGAACGCCTAAAACTTCTTTTAAAGATTTTGAAATAAATTCGTGATTTCTGCTGAATCTATCTTTGATAGTTATTCTGCCAATTTTTAAAGTCCACGTCCCATCTGAAAATTTTGTGATGGTTGACACAGGCGCTGTTTCATCAGGAATAAATACCTGCTGTCTGAATACACCTTGTACTTTCATAGTAAATAAAACATCTTGTCTCATTTGATTTGGTTTTAAATGGTTTCCTGTTTCGTCCTGTTAGACTCATCAGGCAAGGCAAACACCTTGCGACAGGCTGTGTCTTTGAAGACACAGGCTCTTTTTAAAATCTGTGATACATCGACCCTTTTGCATTTGGGAAAACTGACCTGTCGTATTGGTTGTCCTTTACCCATTTGTCGTATCCTTCGAGCAATGCCTTGAACTCTGCCTCGTGGTTTACAGGGTCAAGTTTAACGCACATCAGGTTGCCCTCAATTTTAGAAAATTTGATTTTTGATTCTGTCAGGTAGCAATCCCACACTTTACTAAAATCAAAATAGTAATGCTCTTGAACGTTTTTAAATGTCATTTTATTTGGTTTTGTGGAGGGTTTCAAACCTCCGGTTTAAAATGCTGTTTCGTTCTTTTGAACTCATCAGGCAGGGCAAACACCCTGCGACAGCGGGAGTGTCTTTGAAGACACCCCCTGTCATCCTATCTCAAGTATCTCAAGATGTCTTGATGCACCTCACCTTTCAGGATGTAGACTCTGAATAGCTTTGCAAGTCTTAGAACCTCATTAGCCTTCTCAGTGTCCCCGTTATACATTGACACCACTATAGGCGTGATAGTCTTAAGAAACGCCTCGTGTGACCCATTAGGCTTATTGATGCTGTAGTTTACAAGCTCATAGAATAGCTCATAGCGTCTCATCATTTGTTTCACTGACTCGAAGCGTGATGGTAGTCTAAACTCAAGGCAATTGCCCTTTGCAAGGCTCACCTGATACCTGTCACCTGAAATATCCTGCATCCTGTTGTTTGCATTGCAATATCTGTTTTCAAGTCTATTGCGAAACAGGGCAAAAACGATACCTGCATTTTTACGAACGGCTGCTCTCAATTGCTCACCTGTAAAGCCATCCGCTGCAATGGTGATATGACCGCCACAGCGTCTGTCTGAGGGGCTGTATCTGTCATCAATGATTTTTTCAGCCTTGTGCATTAAGTCGAAAACCTTTGTACGCCATTTCCCTGCAGGTAGTAATGGGAGCACGTGAGTGACAGCCTCATAGCCACAAGACCCGTCACGCTCGAAACCGCAAAAAAGTTCGTATTCCTTCACAGCGTTACGGCTTAGCTGATTTTTTTCGACCTCGAAACCGATTGTGAATTTCGCCTCATAGTCACCGCCCTCAAATTTGATAGCGGTTCTTTGTTCGGCTTTCTTAAGCCCTGCTACGTCTACAGCGTGCTTAGTCTTGTTTAAAAATAGGGGCTGTGGCTTTCTGTGGTAGCTTGAAATTTCGCCCCTGTCTCTTTGTCCTGTGGTAGTGTAAATGATGCCTGTTTGCATAGTAGTAAAATTTTATAGATTAACGATTTTGTAAACTGAAATTTAATACAGCGATTGCCTCACGAATTTGTTCGTCTGTGTTTGTGGTTTTCACTACGCCATTGGCGTCAATTCTCACAGCTACGTTTCCGCTCTCACCCTTGAAAGTGAAAGTGAGGATGGTTTCAACACGTGTCTCAACTTGAGCCTCACCTGTTGTCTCAGCGTCACCCATTTCGCTTTCACCTTCTCCACTTGCTTGAGTGCCTGTTTCCACTTGCTTAGCGAATTTAAGTAAGCCCTCGAGTGAGCGGTTAGGCTCTTGACCCTGAGACTCGACCTCGTCACACTTAGCCTTGAAAGTCTCAATGACCTCAGGCTGTAGCTTACCGGCTTTCACCACTTTGTAGAAAAACGATTTTTGCCATCCAAAAACTTTCTGTCCAATTTCCTCATTCGTCCAACTGATGCCCTGCATCATTACGCTACAGGCTAACCTCAGCCCCTTGAAAGTGTCTTCAAAGACACAAAAAGAGAGAAAAGGGACAAAGAGAGACGCCTCAGCCCCTGCCTCGCCCTGTGTATGTCTAAACTTTGTATGCCCTTTGTACATTACTAAACGCCTGACAGCAAAGAATTTTCAGCCTGAAATAAAAAAAAGATTAAAAAAAATTTTGCAGTTCAAAGTATTCGACTACATTTGTGAAAGAATTAATCAATTAA